AAGATCGGCCACCTGGTCGGCGCCGGCGCGTTGTCGCGCTCGCTGGCGCTGGCCGCGCTGATCGACGCCTGCATGGCCTGGGGCATCAAGGCCAATGACAAGGCGGTGAAGCCGGGCGGCACGGTCGAACGCGCGCTGGACGCCGGCGCGCTGGAGCCGCGCGATATGTCCGACGTCGGAACGCGCGCGCGGGAGCGTTCGAACGTCGTTCCGCTGCGCGGCCGCGCGCCGCCCGATGACGATTACATCCCGCCGGGCGAACCCGTCTCCGCCTCGCGTGGGAACGATCCCGCACCCTTTGTTGGCGCGCCCGGAGAACCCTCCCAAATGGGAGAGAGCAGCGGCGGGCCTGACCAGGGGAGTGGGGGAAGCGGCGTCGTCTCCGACGACACCTCTCTTGATCGCCGCTGCGCCTTTCTGCCGATGACGGATCTCGGCAATGCGGAGCGCTTTTTCGCGCGTTACGACGGAAAGGTGCTTTGGTGCGAAAAGTTGGGCTGGTTGATCTGGGATGGGCGGCGGTTTGCGCGCGAGGGCGCCAACGACAGCGTCATGTCGGCCGTGCAGGCGACGGTTCGCGCCATTCAGGACGAAGCGAAGGCCATTCGCGGCAGCGAGGACGATTACGCCACCATCGTGCGCGACAAGGAGGTCTGGTTTTCCGACAAGATCGCCGCCTGGGGGCGCGCGTCGGAAAGCAACAACCGCATTTCCGCGATCTCCAAACTGGCGGCGGCGAAATTCTCCGTCGGGCCGGATGAGCTGGATCGCGATCTCTACGCCATCAACGTGCTCAATGGGACGCTGCGCGTTAGCAAGGATTTTGACGGCTATGTGCGGTTGGACCCGCATGACCCCAAGGACCGCATCACCAAACTCGCACGGGTGACCTATGACCCGGACGCGGCGGCGCCGAATTATCGCGCCTTCCTCGACCAGGTGCAGCCGCCGGCCGCTGACGGGTCGCGGGCGGTTCAGCGCTTCCTGGCGCAATGGGCGGGGCTCGGCCTGACCGGCGACACGTCGGAACAGCGGCTGACGTTTCATTACGGCAAGGGCCGGAACGGCAAGGGCGTCTGGACCAAATGCCTGCTGCATGTGAGCGGCGACTATGCCGACACGATCCCCATTGAGAGCTTTCTGGACTCCGGCCGCGCGCGAGCTGGTGGGCAGGCGACGCCCGATATCGCCAAGCTGCCGGGCGTGCGGCTGCTGACTACCTCGGAGCCGAAAAAGGGCGCGACGCTCGACGAGGGGCTGGTGAAGCTGTTCACCGGCGAGGATCGGATCGACGCGCGCCACCTCAACAAGGAGTTCTTCTCGTTTCGGCCGCAAGCCAAGCTGACCATGCAAGGCAATTATCGGCCGAAGATCAGCGGGACGGATGAGGGTATCTGGCAACGCATGATCCTCGTGCCGTGGCCGATCACGATTGCGCCGAACAAGCAGGATCGGGGGCTCGATAAAAAGCTCTACCGGGAGGCCTCCGGCATCCTGAATTGGATGCTGGATGGGCTGCGCGACTGGATGGATCACGGGCTGCTGCTGCCGGACGCCGTGAAGGACGCCACCGCCTCCTATCGCGAGGACAGCGACCCGCTCGGTCGCTTCCTGGAGGTCTGCACCAAGCCCGACATCGGCAAGCGCGTCCAGGCCGTCGAGATGCACCGGCTGTACTGCGCCTGGGCGAAGGCCAACGGCGAGGCGGAATGGACCATGAAGGGGCTTGGCATGGCGCTGACGGAGCGTGGCATCCCGAAAAAGAAGGCCTCGGAAATCTGGTGGCTCGATCTGTCGACGACGAAGGTGGTGTCCGATTTCGTCAATGAGCATGGGCGCGCCTGGGGCTCGGGGGACCATAGCGGCGGTCCACCGGACGAGGATGATGGCCGTTGGGAGCGCGAACCATGACGCAATCCTCCCATCCTCCCGTTTTTCGCTCAATCCTCCCGCGCGCAAGTATCTGTTTTCGCGCGTGTTGGGAGGATTTGGGAGGATAGGGAGGTTTTTCGAGCCTTCGGCCTCATGTGTGTGCGTGCGCGCAGGAAAAAAATACGAATTTCATATGTGAAAACCCTCCCTATCCTCCCTAACCCTCCCAAAGGCTTTTCAATCAATGGCTTATGAACGGGAGGATTTCTAAAAATCCGGGAGGGACGGGAGGATCGCCGGTTTAGCGTGTCGGAGCATCGAGATGGTTGCAAAATTTTGGGGCGTCGCGGGTTTGAAGACGGGGATCAAGGCGCTGGGGGAACGCCGCGAATTCCCCTTCGGGCGTCAGAGCCTGCCTGAACCCGTCTGCAACGCCGCCGCGCGCGAAGGGCTGGAGGCTGCGGGATTCGAAGTGTTTGCGCCCGCGATTGTCGAACAACGCTGGCGGAGCAAGCGGAATGGCGAGCGCGTGAAGGCCAAGAACGCCGCCTTCCCGCTATTCCCTGGCTACGTGTTTTTCGGCTGGAACGATTTTGACCATTGGTGCGAAGCGCCGCATGCGCGCGGGGTGTCCGACGTGCTGCGCGACGGCGACAAGTTCTCGCGTCCAGCGTTGGTTTCTCGTCGGACGATGTTGGCGCTGCTCGCAGCTGGGCCGCTGATCGACAGTCTCGTGGCGGCTCGGCCGGCCGGCGCGCTCGAAGTGTTTGACGTCGGCCAGCGGGTGACGATCAAGAGCGGACCTTTCACGGGCATGATCGCCCGCATCCTGTCGTTCAAGGGCAAAAAGCGGATGAAGGCGTTCCTCGAATTGGAGGCGCTTCAGCAGGCGGGCCGGCGCCAAGCGTTCGATCTGGAAGTGGAAACTTGCGAATTGACGAAGAAGACGGCTTGACGAATTCTCGCAAATCAGTTCTCCATATGTCCCGCGCGGTTGAGCTTGCCAATGAACAGGTTTCAATCGCGGGTATGCGGCAAGCGCCGCGGCCGGCAGGGATGAGCTCCTGACCCGTCGAGGATGAAAAGAGCGCCACACAGCGCCGACATTCTCGAAAGCAAACCGGAAGCCATTCCGGTCCGAGTGCGTCAGCTTAGAAAATCCAACGCAGACGGTGTCGCATGCGGCTGCTGGTCACCTACGACGGCAAGGCGTTCTCGACGATGGTCGCCGGCATGAATGCTGCGGCTTCCGGCGCGTTCCGCACGCAGGTCGCGGGCGTGATCAACAAAATTGGTCAGGAAATTCACGCGGGCCTTATCGACCCCCTGAAACATCAGGTCGGCCTGCATGGCTCGACCATTCCGCGTGCGATACACGACCAGCCAGCCGGTGAAGGCGGCCTCGCTTACACCCTCATGACGCGCGGCGGCGACATCTCGTTGCACTACTTTGGAGCGCATGAAGGCGGCGGCGGGGTGTCCGCGCACCCACGCGACCAGCAGATGTTTTATTCCGGCGCGTTCATGTTGTCGGGACCGCGCGGCAAGCGCGCGGCGTCGCCCAAGCTGAACGGTCAGGTTTATCGGAACGTCGCCGGCGGGAAATGGGGCGGCGCAATCCAGAAGGTGAAGTCGGGCGTGTTCATCCCCGAAGAGATGGTGAGAGGCGCGGCGCGCGCAGCTTTCGAGCGCACCGTCGCTTCGCGCCTGCCTGCTGAGATCGGCCGCCTGATGACGTTGATCGTCGGCGCCCGGTGATCCTCGCCGCAGGGGGCGAAAGCCATCCCGCGATGCGACTTGCCGCCGGGGTTGGCGGGTCCTTCCCGGGCCAACGCGATCTGCGGATCGTAAACGCGCGATCTATCGGCAGTTGCAGCTAAATTCGAAGCCTAAAGTCGCCTTTAGGGACTAAAGAACTCATGCGAAACGAGGGGGCCGTCCTAAAATCGCAGTTCGCGATCATGATGAACGTGACCCCTGGCCGCGTGTCGCAGTGGATTTCCGAAGGCAAGATCGACGGGGCCGCAATCGAAGGCGAAGGGCGCTCGGCGCGCATCAATCCGGCGGTCGCGCGCGAGCAGCTTAAGGAGCGGCTGAACATCGATCAGCGTCTCGGTCTGAACGGACTTTCGACCCGGCTCGAAGCGCCCGTGCTGCCGTCGCCAGAGCCCAAGGCTCCGGCCTTCGAACCGGAAGACACGGTCGAGACGAAGATCAAGCAGGAGAAGCTGTTTCAGGTCCAGCTCCAGACGGAGCGCCTCCTCGAGGAGCGGCGAGCCAACCGTGGTTTCTACGTGCGCGCGGCGGATATGCGCGCCGAGGTCGCCGGCGTTTCGTCAAAAATCCTCGCGACGGTCGAGGGCATGTTGCCGGAGATCGCCGCCGAGCTGGCCGCAAAACTCTCGATCCCGAATCGTGACGCGCTGCACATCCTGCGCGAGAAATTCCGCGAGGCGCGGCAGCGGCTCGCCGAGCAGTTCAAGATCGAAGCGGAAGGCGCCGCCGAGACCGTCGAGGACCTGGACACCTATGACGAGCCGCAGCGCCCGCAATGACCATCCATCTGGCCAACCCGCGCCGGCTGGCCTACGGCGCGGTCGCTGACGTCTGGACGCCGCCGCCTCCGGTCGATTATGAGGCCTGGGCGGTCGCGAACATCGTTTTCAGCGAGCGCGAGTCGCCGACTTTCAAGGGGCCGTTCAACCCGCGCAATTTTCCGTTCTTCACGGAGATCTATCGCGCGCTCGGTCCGTCCGATCCTTGCCGGATCGTGACCATCAAGAAATCGGCCCAGTGCGGCGGCACGATCCTCGCGAACGTCTTCACCCTGGGCTCGCAAGCCCTCGATCCGAGCGACTTCCTCTATTGCCATCCGACGGAGGATAACGCTCGGCGCTGGTCGAAGATCAAGCTGAAGCAAATGCTGCGCGGGACCACCGCGCTGGCGGATGTTTTCCCCGAAAAGAGCCGTGACGGGGCGGACAATATCCTGTTCAAGGAACGCGCGGATGGACGCGGCGCGATCCTGATTTCCGGCGCCAATTCGCCGGCGTCGCTGTCGCAAGTCACAATGCCCAAGCAGGTCCAGGATGTCCGCGCCGCGCGTGACCCCTCTGTCAAGGGTGTCGTGATTGAGGCCGATTCCTTTGGCGGCGAAGTCGCCGGGGTGTTCGAGACGGCCGATATGCTGGCCGCGCTTTCCAGGAGCAAGCCAACGCTGGCGATCCTCACCGATCATGCGCTCTCGGCGGCCTATTTGCTCGCTTCGGCTGCGCGCAGCATCGTCATTCCCAAAAGCGGCCTCGCAGGGTCGATCGGCGCCATCATCCTGCATGCAGACATGAGCGGCCGGCTGGAAAAGGAAGGCGTCAAGGTCACCGTTTTGCGCGCCGGAAAAGACAAGGCGACCATGAACGCGGTCGAGCCGCTCTCTAAAGAGAAGCGCGAGAGCGTCGAGGCGCAGCTGGAATCGGTGCGACAGGATTTCGCCGCGCGCGTCGGACAATATCGATCAGGGCGTTTCAACGCCAACCAAGCCCTCGCCACCGAGGGCGCAGAATTCGACGGCGCGGACGCCGTCGCACTCGGCCTTGCCGATGCTGTCGGACACGCCAACGACGCGTTCGACGCCTTTGTCCGCGAAATGAGCCGGGCCTGACGCCCGCGCAAACAAGGAAACCCGCATGAGCAATGAGACTTTGCTGGCGGCCGTTCGCGCGGCCGCCGATCCGGCGCTAGCGCCCGCATCCGCGCAGACCGCTTCGGCGTCCGTTATTACGATGGCGCAACACGAAACCGCACTGGCCTCCGCCCGCCGCGAGGCGTCGGAGCAGGCGACCGTCGCCGAGCGCGCGCGAGTTTCGGCTATTCTGGACAGCGACGAAGCCAAGACCCGCGGTTCGCTGGCTCGGCATTTTGCGTTCAAGACCGGCATGAGCGCCGAGGACGCGCGCGCCGCGCTGGCGGCCTCGGCCGAAGAGGGCGACGCCGCGCCGGCCTCGCCGCTCGCCGCCGCCATGGCTGCGCACAAGCCGGCTTCGCTTGGCCCGGGCGGAGAGCGCAACGCCGCCGCGCAGCCGGCCAAGACCGTGGTCGCCGCCGACATTTACGCCCGCCGCGCTGCTCAGACCGGCCGTCGCTGATCCCAGGAGTTTCCGCCCATGACCATCCTTACCGAAAATCCGCACGCCGGTTCGTTCCTTCTCGCCATCGACGACGAGGGCAACCTTTCGCGCGACAATATCGTGGTCGCTTCTGGCGCCGGCGTGCTCCAGCCGGGCGCGGTGCTCGGCAAAATCACGGCCTCGGGCAAATTCACCCTGCGCGACGCCGCCGCCTCGGACGGCTCGCAGACCGCCGCCGCGATCCTTTATGACCGCGTGGATGCGACCTCCGCCGACGCCAAAGCCGTCGCGGTCGCGCGCCATGCCGAGGTGCGCGGGTCCGCGCTCATCTGGAAATCCTCCGACACCGCCGCCCAGAAGACGGCTGGCTTGGCCTCGCTGGCCAACGCCATGATCATCGCGCGCTAAAAGGACGCCCGAACATGAACGATCTTGTGATCAACGCCTTCGAGTCGGACGCCTTTTCGTTCGTCTCGCTCACCGACAGCATCAACAATCAGCCCTTTGTTCCCGGCCGCATCGGCGAACTTGGCCTGTTTCCCGAAACCGGCATCATTACGACCGGTATCGAGATCGAGAACAAGGACGGCTATCTTTCGCTGATCTCGCCGACCCGGCGCGGCGGCCCCGGCGAGACGCGCCCGAAGCTCAGCCGCCAGGCGCGCGTGCTGAAGGCGTCGCATTTCCAGATCGACGATTTCGTCAACGCCGATGAAGTGCAGAACGTGCGCGAATTCGGCCAACCGGCGCAACCGCGCACGGTCGAGACCTATCTGGCCCAGCGCATGGGCGAGGTGACGCCGAATTTCGACGCCACCCTGGAGCATCAACGCGTCGGCGCCGTCAAGGGCGTCATCCTCGATAAAGACGGCAACACCGTCTACGATCTCTATTCCGAGTTCGGCATCAGCGCCGCCGCCGACGTGAATTTCGATCTGACGGCCGCGGGCAAGCCGCGCAAGCAGTGCGCGAGCATTGTGCGCAGCGTCGCCCAGAGCCTCGGCGGCATCGCTTATTCCGGCATTTACGCGCTGTGCGGCGATACGTTCTGGGACACGCTGATCACGCATGCCGACATCGAGAAGACCTATCTTTACCAGGAAGGCCAGCAGCTTCGGAACGGCATCGCCTATCAGACGCTGACTTTCGGCGGAATCATCTGGGAGAACTACAAGGGCTATGTGCCGGCCAATGACGGCTCCGGCGGCGTGACGCCGTTCATCGGCGCGACCGAGGCGCGGGTTTTCCCGCTCGGCGTTCCCAACTTCTTCCGGACGGTCTTCGCGCCGGCGGATTACATGGAAACCACCAACACCATCGGCCTGCCGCGCTACGCCAAGGCGATCCCGAGCGACAACAACAAGGGCGTGCGTCTGGAGATGCAGACCAACCCGCTGTCGTACTGCACCCGCCCCGCCGCCCTGCGCAAGCTGGTCGCGAGCACCTGACCGTGAGCCGTTTCGGCGATCAGCTCAAGGCGCGCCAGCCCCTGTTGGATCGCCGCTACGGCGACCTCGTCACCATCATCCCATGGCTCGCCGGCGACATGCTCGCTGGCGGCCCTGATCCAGCTACCCCGGCCTACGAGCTGTTCGGCATTCTGGACATTCCGACCAAAATCCAGCGCGTCCAGGGCGCCTCCGGCGTCATCGGCTCGCGTGCGGACACGCTGGCGCAAGCCGCGCAATTCGACTTTGCGGTCTCCGCGCTCGCAAGCGACAAAGGCGTCAATCCCACGCCGAAAGAGGGGTGGCGGTTGCAGCCGGTCGAACCGGCTGGCGCGCCCGTCTATTCCATCAAGAGCGTCGAGCCGGACGGGCTTGGCCGCATTGTTTGTTCGATCCTCAAGGCCTGAAAATGGGTCTCCCCGGCCTCGCTCTCCTCATCATCGCGACCCAGGCGCTTCGCGCCCGTTTTGGCGCCGATGTCGTCATCAAGATGCAACCGGACGCCCCCGTCGAGATCGCGGCGAAGACGGTCTGCCTGTTCCTGGAGCGAGCCTCCGGTAAGCCGATCGGTGGATTTGGCGAGGGCGGCTCGACTGTGGTTTTGCGGGTCGAGTTGTTCTCGCCCGTGGACGCAGAAGTTTCCGGCGCCTCGGCGGCTCAAATGCTGCAAGGATCCGCCGCGCTGTGGTTCATGTGGCGCGATATCGAAGCGGCTCTGGCGCCGAGTTCCGGCCCTTGGGGCGAGTTGTGGGAGCAGTTTCGGACCAGTCTGACCGGCGACATGTATTCGATGCCTCTTTTCGAAACCGAAAAGGGCGTCAAGGTCGCGTCCCACCTAGTCGCGCTGACGATCTCGGCTTTATCGTCGCCGCCGTTCGGGGAGCCGACGCAAGCCTGGTCCGCTCTGCTTGCGCAAATGCGCGCGGGCAGCGGGGAGTTGCCGTTGATCGCCGATTTGCTCGAAGCCGCGATCCGGAGCGGCATGACGGGATTCTCCGCCTTGGCGGCGACGCTCGGCGTCTCCAATGCAACCTTGGCGGCCCTTGGCCTCGGATCGATCAATGCGGATGGCGCGCCGCCGCCTTTGATCAATGCGGGGACGATTGAAAACGAGGACGGCTTAGAGCCGCCGGTGACCGTGGCGACCGGGGAGACCTTGCCCATGGAGCCGTTTTAATGCGTGAGGTTCATGAGGCGCTGTCCGCCGCCCTTGATCGGATCGCCGAGCTGGAAAAGCGTGTCGAGCGCATGTTCCGCGTCGGCAAGGTCACCGATGTCGATCCGGCCAAGCAGCTTTACCGGCAAGAGATCGGGCTGGACCCGGATGGGCAACCGGTCAAGTCGCCCTGGATTCGCTATAGCCAGATCGCGGGCGCCCGCAAATCGCATTCCCCGCCATCCAAGGGGCAGCAGATGCTGATGATTTCGCCTGATGGGGAGTTTCGGACTGCGCTCGGCGTCCCGCACGGATGGTCGGATGAAAATCCGGCGCCCTCGGACAAAGATGAAGACGTCGAAATCCGAGGCGACGTGAAGATCACAAATGACGGCAAGACCTACACGATCAATGGGGCCGTCCATATCAATGGCGATTTGATTGTCGCCGGCGGGAAGCTGACGCATCAAGGGCATGATGTCGGCGCTACGCACAAACATTCGGGTGTTGAACAGGGCGGTGGAACGACGGGGACGCCCGAATGAGCGCCGGTATCGACAGGCGCACGGGCCGTCCGCTGGAGGACTGGAGCCATGTGCTCCAATCCCTCAGTGTCATCTTCACCACGGGCTTCGGCGCCCGGGTCATGCGCCGCGTTTTCGGGTCGGCGGTCGCCGGAATCCTTGGCCAGAATTTGACGCCGGACACCAC